CTAGGGACAAGGGTCCAGGTTGAGGGCCTTCACCACCCCTTCCTCCCCGTAAAAGTCCACCACGGTGAGCCGGGCGTAGTCCTGCTCCAGCCTCAGGCCTTCCTCCGGGGGAAGGGGCAGGGCCAGGCTTAAGGCGGCGCGGTTTAGCGTGCAGTTGCCCACCACCAGGAGGGCCTGGCCCCGGTGCCGCGCCAGAAGGGTCCGCACCGCCTCCCGGCCCCTCGCCCACGCTTCCCGCACGCTTTCCCCCAAGGGCGGGGCGAAGCCCGCCTCGTCCGCCATCCAGGCCCTTACCGCCTCGGGATAGAGGGTTTCCACCTCGGCGAAGCTTTTCCCCTCCCAAGCTCCCCAGCTCCGCTCCCGAAGCTCGGGGAGGAGGGTGTGGCCCACCCCCAGGGCCTGGGCCAGGAGGGAGGCGGCTTCGCTTTCCGCCAGGCTGTCGGCGGCGTAGACGTGGGCCACGGGGTAGCGCCTGAGGAGGGGGAGGAGGGCGTGAAGGGCCCACCTGCCTTCCCCCGAGAGGGGGAGGCCTGGGTGGCTGTAGAGGAGGTGGTGGGGGTTTTCCACCGGCCCGGCGCGGGTGAGGAGCAGGGTGGTCTTGGGGTGGGGGCCTTGCAGGAAGTGGGCGAGGAGGCCCATGGCCCTAGACCTAACCACCCCTTTTGTCAAGCCCCCCTCCATCAACACCGACGCACACGGCCCATGCCGCACGTGCCAGGTGATTTGCTAGAGCAGTTATAGCTACCTTCTTCGGCTTCCCACGAGCCACGAGAGCCTCCACCCACGCCCGACGCTCGGGGTCAAACCTCGAGGCCTGGAGCGCCGCCCACCAGAAGGCGGCCCGCAGAGCAGGAGGGCCGAACCTCGAGATGCGCCCCACCTCGGGGAGAGTGCCCGACTGATAGACCCAAGGCGTCAGACCCGTGAAAGCAGCGTACGCCCGAGCAGACCGGAAGCGCCTCATATCCCCAGAATAGGCCAGAACACGAAGGGCCAAGGTGGGACCGATACCCGGCAACGACTGGAGGGCCACGTACCACCTGGTCAGAAGAGGGTCAGACTCAACAACCAACCGAGCCCGAGCCTCCACTTCTCGCCGCAACGCCTCAAGCTCAGAGCCAACAAAGCCCAATAGACCAGCCAGACCAGGCGCAACGTACTGCCAGGCATGCAGGCGGTTCAGCACCCCGCCCCGGTCAGAACGTATGCCACCCGCCAAGCGCACCAGCAACGAGAGCAACATAAGCGCCTCGGGGATAGGCTCATAAGGCGGAAGCTCATGGTAGCGCTCAGACACGTAGCGGGCTATCAGACAGGCATCCACCCGGTCCGTTTTAGCCCGTCGGAGCAGAGAACGGGCATACGACTTGACCGCCAAAGGGTTGACGACGTAGACCGAATGACCCGCCTGACGCAAGGCATACGCCACCGGCTTATGGTAGCTACCCGTAGCCTCCACACCAACCACCGAACCCGGCGGCAACCACGCAACTAAGTCAGGGATACCGCCCGGGTTAGCAAAACGCCGGACCTCAGACCCATAAGCTACATCCAACCACCTAGCGGATACGTCCACGCCAACAAAGACCACACCACCCCCCAAAAGGGCAGGCCCCCGGCACTCTTATAACCGGCCACAACGGGCCAACCTAACCAACGCCGGGGACCCTAGGCCAGTCTAGGGCACGACCACGCAGGCCAGAATACGGGGCGGCCTACTGCCCAGAACCATTCTACCGCCTCATGCGGTAGATACCACGCCGAGGGTCATAAGGGCACCGACCAAAGGCCACATAGGGGCAATGCCGCTTATACCGGTTAACTTGCATAGCCAAGGAATGGGGCATACCGCATACCGGGCACCTAGCCACCCCACGCAAACCGGGACCAGTCAAAGCCCGGCCCCGCGTCCTCTTCAGGAGCAGGTACGTGCCCAGGAGAAGAACCGCCAATAGGAGCAGGGTCATGCAAAGAGTTTACCCAGGCATCCCAACGCTCACGTAGCACCTGCCATGCGGGACGACCTTCCCGGTACGCCGCCGCCAGCTCCTCCATAGTCAGGTACGGCATACCATCTACCGCACGGGGCTTATCCCTACGGCCCCGTACTTTGGAAGAGTCCCAGGACAAACCCATGCGCTCAAAGATAGCCCGCTTCTTAGGGTCCAGCTCACGCTGAAGGCGGACGATAGGCGGCTCAAAGATGGCGTACGTATCGTAGCAGGCCGCCGCTAGGGGGTCCAGAATGACGATGGAGTTTCGGGCAATCCCCTCGTAGATGCTCCGAGTTTGCTTCTGCATCATGCCAAGGGACTCGTCCATGATGGACGTGTACCGGAGAACCTTGCGGCCCCGGGACCACGGGAGGAGCAGGAGCCTGAGAGCAAAGGGAGCCGGCCTAGCCCAGTAGACGAAAGCCACCAACTCACGGACTATAGCGTCCACCGAACCATAGCGTTGAGTAGCCAGGTACACGTCCACGCCCACCTTACGGTGCTGGGACCAAAACGCAATGACCTCAACTGGGATTAGGTCAAACTGGCGCGACGGGAGCCACATGTGGGCTTCATCAAACAGCAGGACCCCGTCATGCACGTTGAGAAGCTCGGCATAGTCCCGTATCTCGTGGATTAGGTCAGTGCGCAATACGGCTTCCCGGTGAGAAAGACGCTTCCGCTTACGCAGGTAGTGATAGACATTCTCCCGAATGAAGCCGAAGTTAGCATAGACCGGCCTAGGCCTATCTGCCGCCAAAGCCTCAAGACCCTTCAGAACCAGGGCGTAGCTTTTGCCCGACCCGGGTATACCCACAAAGGCTTCTATCACCGGCCACCTCGGATGAAGGTAATGACCCGCCATGCGGCCATCAATCCATAGAACGTCAGCCACAAGCTACCCACCGCTAAGGCCTCGGATATGGGCAGTATTTGGTTAGCCACGTTGAAAGCGGGAATAACCACGTTCCACATAAAGGACCACTCTTTAGGCATATTGGGTAGCAACGCAACCACAAGCCCAGCAAGCTTAAGGGGCAAAACCAGTATGTTGCCCAGGAACCAGAAAACCACAGTCAAAACCCACTGGATAAACTCAATGAGGAGGTTCCAAGCGTGGACAAAGACCCACTGCAAAAGACCCAGAAACCAAGTGGCCACCGCCTGGATAGTGGCAACGAGCCAGGAAAAGAAGCCCCCTATAGTGCTAGCCAGCCACTGCAACAGGTCCAGCAGGCCACTGATGATTGCGCCCATGCTTCACCCCCTATTCCCAGTGAAGAGAACCCCCAAAACAAAAGAGGATACCTAACCAGCTCAAAAGGCCCCCCAAGCCCCTTCCCGCAGACCAGCGTAGCGGGGGGGCCACCCCGTCAAGGGTGCTACGCACCCCTCGCCCGCCCGGCGACGCTCCACCCGTCCTCGTGCCCTCCGGGGAACGCAGAGGTCTACGTGCGGGCTCGGGGCCAGAGGCCCTTGACGGGGACCCCGGCCCCCCCACACCCCAAAAAGCTTGGGGAAGGGGCTTGGGGAAAAATGGCTTGGTGGGCGGTTTCATAATCTCACCCCTGAATGTCCAGCGCACGCCGGATTAGGAGGAAAGCGGCCCCAACCCAGACCATCATCGCGAGGATAGGCCGGAAGGTGGCGGCCGTTTGCCAGAATGGGGTGTTGCAAATGTCCACCTGGGCTTGCCACTCCGCTATGGGCACCGTGAAAGCGCACTGCGAAGACCCTGTTTGTACCCGGAAGTTCCAGGCGGTCAAGATGGCGAACGGGAACTTGTTCGCCGCCTGTTGACGCAGTCTCCCCAACTCCTCACGCCACCGGTCCAGTACTTGTTGCTCAAAAGGTTGCCACAGCTCCTGCAACTCGCTTACCCGGGGCAGTTTCTGCCGCTCCTCCTGGGGGATACCGGGCAACTGCACATCACCAGGCTTAACCGGAGCCGGACCACCCGGCCACTGGGGTTCACCCGGGTTCTGCTGTGTTGGGGGTTCCCCCTCAGGATGACTGGCCGGGTCCTGGGGATTAGTGCCCTGGCTTATCTCTACGTCATCAGGCCAGCCGTCTCCGTCTGTATCCGGTGAACGCGTGGCAGGGTTAGTGCCAGTACTGGGTTTAGACGTAGCGTCATACGGGTCAGTACCCAGCTCAACTTCCTTGAGGGTAGGCCAGCTGTCCCCGTCAGGGTCTCCGTTAGGGTCAGGGTAGACGTTAGGGTCGTTGATAACATCGGGCCACGGCACGCCCTTCCTATTCGCTTCCCTCCACTCCACCGGGTCAGGCCAGCCGTCTCCATCGGTATCTATATCCGGACGGGTGAAGGGGTTGTCCGTCCACTGGTTAGGGTTAGGAACCGGTTCAAACTGGACTCCCGGGTACGGGGCAGAAGGTGAGCCGATAGGAACACTATCCAGATAGGTTCCAACCGCAGTCTTCACTCCATTAGCCGCATCAGGATGATTGACCAACCAGTCTGATAGCGGAGGCCGGTCAGCCTGCCGATAGTACCAGTACTTGCGCCCATCGACAACAACAGGACCATACCACCGATACCCCTCCCTAGCACCGAAACGCCCAACAACGTAGTCCATGGCAGACTGAGGGTTAGGCACGGCACACGAGTCAGGACTCAGCCAGTCCCACTCCCTACCCGCACCCGCATAGAAATAGATCCAGCTATACCTCCCAAAATACGTATCGCAACCACCTTCCCTGATATAGTACACCCACGGACCACCCTGCCAGTGATACCACTCGTCAAGGGAAGTTCCTGTCTCACGCCGCAGGTAGTTATAGTAATAGTCTAAACCCGCCGCCACTAGTGCCGCCCCGAGGACTATGGAACCGCCCCAGCGCACGTAGCGGCCTACGGTGGCCTGGCGGCGGAACTGAGCGTTAGGCCACCGAATAATCTCGTCCAGGGTCGCACCCTGAACTGCTCCCTTTATTGCGTCCTTGAACTGGGTTCGAGCGAGTGAAGGCCCCCCTACCAGCAGGAGAGCCGCCAGCAGGAGGGCCTTCCTCATACGCTTAACCCCGCAGGAAGCGCCGAGCGTAGCGCCAGGCGGCAGTCAGACCGACAGTCAGCCCAAGGATGCCGACGCCCGCAAGCGCAATCCCACCGATATAGGTCGCAACCTTACTAGCGATAGTCCCGGCGTTAAACTCCACATCTTGAGCCTGAGCAAACGCCGGGAGAACGGCAGGCAATGCGGCAAGGCCGGCACCAACCAGGAGCTTGACCTTCTGCTTCACCCTACTCACCTCCTTTCTGGACCATCACGGGAGTGTCCTCCCGATTGTCCCTAGAGCCGCTTGAGGATATTGCGGAGAAATGCAGAAACCAACCCGGCCCCGAAGCCCCACCAGAACGCCGCAAATACTTGAGTGAGGTCCATATAACCCCCCGCAACACTTCACCATCCACGCTGAGCTCATCAATCACCACAGCAAGGACGGAGCCTAACCCATCACACACCTCACAGGGCTGCTCAAACAGAGTAAACCCCTGCCCCCAACACTCGGGGCAATCCACTATGCGAGCCTTACAAGCCTCCATAGAGCCTCCCCGTGTAGCGATAGGCGGCCAGAAGGGTGTACGGCATAACTACCCAGGCCAACACGATCCCGAACCACACCACCGGGTTCACCACTCACCTCCAACCAGCGCCCCCGCAATCACGCCCAAGGCAAACATGAGGGCCTTCAAGACTTCCTGAAGCTCCTCAGGACTGAGCAT